TCTGGATTCCATGTGACCCAGATCTCACTCTCATCCTCTCGGACGGTTGGCACCAGTTTCCGCCATGCCATCTCCGAGACATCCTCAGCCTCATCTATCCAGGCTAGCAGTATCCGGCTCTTTGACTTGACCGAGTTGATGTTGCTCCGCAGCCCTGCAAATGCGAAATGGATACGGCCGTCCCGGCTCTTGATGTATCGCTCGCCGCACTCGTAATACTCCCGTAGGAACTCATGCTGCTCGATTACTGTCTTCAGCTCCTCAAGCGAGGAGTCTTCCAGAGAGTTAAGCCGTTCCCGGGCGCATAGTATTAGCCCGCTGTTACCGCTCATCCCCTCCTGGTAGCCCTTGATCGCAGTCATCAGCGCAAAGGTGCGGGTCTTGCCACTACCCCTGCCGCCGTATGCCCCTCGGTATCGGGCTGGCCCCTCAAATACCGGGACTAATTGATCCGGTATCTGTATCGTCGTCTGCTGCATCTGCCCTCACGCCCTGCAGCGTAATAACCGTTGGCTTCATAGACCCGTCAGAACTGCTGTGATCAACCTCCTGACGATCTGAGTAGCCATGCTTGGTGAGCATCAGCTTACTGATAGTCGGGTTGAGATCGCCTCTGAGAGCGCCTGAGAACACTTTCTTCGCCTGATTTACTAACAAAGTGTCTAAGATGTATAAAAAATCTTCGTCAGAATCACGCCAGTTGTAGAGAGTCCTGCGCGTTACAGACAAGTAGACAGCCAATCCCTCAATTGTAGGGACAGCTTCATCATTCTCGTATCCAACCTGGATGTACTCGATCGCCTTAGCTCTGACCTCTTCGGTGAGCTTGGTTGGCCTTCCCCGGCCTTGGGGTTGTCCTTCTACTTCCACGGCTTTGTAATCCATTCCTTCCGCCAGCTGGCGAGCTCGTACTCTGTTGGTCTTTCTAGCGTTGAGTTGTACATCAAGCTGATCCTTATGGTCTCATCAATGATCCCGTACTCAATCGCTGCTCTCGCCTTCCTGAAGGAGATATCGAGCATCTCCGCAATATCAGCGCAAGTGAAGTGCTTCCGATCCCCCGCCAGTATCAACTTTAAGTAGTCCGGGGCGGTTTTAGGTCGTTCCTTCACCGCTAATCTATTATATCAAAGTCAGGATGCGGGATTGAGTATGCCCAGTATTGGCCTACCTCTCTGCCGCACCTAATGACACCCAGGCCAATGTCCTCATCACTGATGGGATAGGACTCCACTGACCCGTCACTAAACGCCACAAGCACCGTGTCTGCCTCTGCTGGCATCTCTCCTGGCTCTATGGGGTGCCATTTGATATGCACCTCCTGCTCATATTTGACGCTTGGGCTGACTAGATTGGCGTTTCTATGAACCCCCACGCTACGCACTTCATCTAGCCTTTCGACGCCCAAGCTCGCCGTTAGAGTGGCGCGGGATCTTGCGATACAGGGTGTAGAACGTCCTATCTGGACATCTCAAATGCTTCGGGCATCGGAAGATCTCAAGGATTTCATCCTTTTTAGCGATTGATAGCGGGACAAGCCTAAGCCCCTTAATCAAAGCCATGTCTCCGCCGCTTCTCTCTGCGGCCTGGATTGCCCCCTCTACTGCATACTTAGCGTCGTCATTTGTCACTGCTAACTAGCTCCCTGTAACGTCTAAATCCGTCCTTGTCAGCCATTATCTGGTCAATGAAATCCATATAGTGCCCCTCAAGGAAGCGGTGCTTCTGGAGTTCTACAGCCATACTCATCTGCTGCTCCGGCGTTAGAGTATGCCAGTGATACTTCTGGCTGATAAACGTATCTAAAACTTCTCGCTTGATTGGCTCAAAAGACATAAGCATCTCCCGTTTACTACGCTTTTGTTGATTTTACGCCCTATCTACACAATTGCATATTCTAATTAGTTATATTCAGTTGTAGCTTATAATCTCGTATTCTGGGTCAGATTCTTTCTTCCTGACCTCTGCCCGGTAGTGGGCGCTGATTTCCTTCCTGAGCTCTTTGGTAGTCTTCAGGATCTCTTGCGCTTTCTCTCGCAGCAGCTGGAGGTGTCCCTCACCCCACAGATTCTCAAGGAAGTCAGAAAAGGCCAGCGGGTTCTCAGTGAAGTAGCGGTGGCAGGCAGCACACCCAGCGGCGGCATTATCCATAGACCATCTCACGGCCTTGTTACGCCTCCCAACAACGTGCATCGCCTGGAGTAGCTCAGTCTTTCCGCAGTTCACGCAGCAGCCGTCTCTAAGCCTTACGGCCTTGCTGAACCAAACGTCCGCCTGATCGCGCTTAATTGCCATCAGATCGCTTCCTCTTCCAGCGGCCCCCATCATCCAAGCATAATCCAATGGCAGGAAGGTCTGTGGCGCACGATCTGTTAACGCCATACTCTCCTACTCTGTGCTTGTCGAAAGCCTCCACACCCGTAAATACCCGGTCGCATTCGCGACATCCGGTGAAGCTCTTCCGGGTGTTCTCAAAGTCACTGATGCTGGCCTCTAGTGGCACGTTCCGTCTCCCAGCAAGTTTTCGTCTAATTCTATTTCTATATCGCCTACCGATAATGCAGTCTGCCACATCTCCGAAAAGCGGTCTACATCCACACTAACGGTAACCCCATCAGGAAAGTTGTCGGTGTAGACGTCAGTCTCCTTGGGGTTTGATGCGTTGGTCATGCAGCCCCCTATCGTCGAGACAAGGAAGACAACCAGACCCTTATTGTTTGGCAGTTCTGCAGCGATAAGCATCATAGCCGTGGCCTCACGGTGATTCTGGAAACCTCTCCATCCACATCATGGTAAGTAATCATCTTGGCTCCACGCCTCGACACCCAGCCCCCACGCGCCGCATAGGCGTCTCTGGCGGCCAGTGTTGGGTGTTGCTCAGCTATGGCTCCGCCGTCCTCAACCACTCGCTCATGATGGTAATGGCCCGTGTGGATGTAGGTGTAATTAGATTTGCCCCACATCTCTCGGAATCTTGGCTCGCTGGCAAACAGCTTATGCAGCTGCGGCAGCTTCATCTTGTGCCCGTGATGAAAGCCCAGCATGGTCTGGCCGTGTAGGTAAGCGTAATACGGGTAGTCATTATCAATAACCTGTACCCGGCGATCTTTACTGAACAGGTGCGCTAGGTGCTTACGCAGCCAGATAGAGCCTGAAATATCGTGATTGCCCTCTGCGTTAACGATAACCACCTTCCCGAAATGAGCCAGCATGATGTTCACCGCCTCAGCCATAACGGACATAGTCAGGTCTACCAGCTTGGCGTACCGGGTGTCTGCGTCCAGAATATGGCCCGATTGTGGGGTCACGCTGAGGATGCCGTCCCAATGCAGGAAGTCCCCCAGCTGGCAGAGCATTCCCGTACCGGCCTTCGGTGAGGCTGACACCATATCGTGGATAGAGTTGAGGAAGACGTCCCGGGCGATCTTGATGTCCCAATCTTCGCCGCTTTCCGCCTCATAGGCGTAGCAACCGAGATGGAAATCGGTGACCGTCAGAAGGCTCAGTAGCGAGTCCTCTATCTTCCCCGGCTTCTTGCTTGGCTTGAATGGCGGGATGCCTGAGTGAGCTTCCTCTAGCCGCTCAATCAGGATCTCAAACTGACGCTTCTCGTCGGTCTGGGATTTAACCCACTGGCGCACCGGACGGCCGTCATCATCATAGAACGTGGATACGCCCTTGATCTTGTGGCCGTCAGGTACAGGGTGGTTCCAATCATGCTCCGGGCTGTAACCCGACTTTGCAGCGCGTTCTTTAACGCGGCGCATGACTCGATAAACGTTGCGAGGATCAACCTCCAGCCGATCCGCAATCTGTTTATATGTCAGCCCCTGCTGCCGTAAACGAAATACCTCAGCCTGCCGTTCTGTTTCACAGAACTGCATCATAGGATGCTCCGACACTTAGCCCCCCTTGAGTGTCATAAACTCCGAGTCCGCTGGACAGGTCAATTGTACACCAAGATCCAGGCACCAGTTTTGAGTTTTATCCATAAATTCAAGCATCTCCCCGCGATCTAGAGAACTGGTCTCACGAACCTGATCCTTAATTATTGTTTTTCCTACAACAAGGTCTGAGGTTCCAAGGAACTTGTACTTGAGTAGCGTTTTCATTTTCTCCTCTGTCAGATCAGGCATCGTCTTCTGGAAATGCATCGCCATCTCCCTGATCCAGACATGAAAAAGCGCATTTTGACTGAGGCTGCGCCTAGACTTAAAGGGCGATACCTTCCACTGAACCGGGTTCTGCCAATCCCAGTTTTTCCGCAGCCAATCCTCAAAAAATACCAACCGCTGCGTTAGCTCATCAACATTTTTTACTATCCAAAAATCACCCATGATTGCTCCC